AGATCCACGGCATGAAGGCCGCCAACCCTGGCATCAAGGTGGCCGGCGTGCTGATCTGCCAGTGGCACAACAGTGAGGTGGTACGGCAGGGCGAGGCGCTGCTGCGCGGATTGAGCTTACCGGTGTTCACCACGGTAATACGCCGGACGGAAAAGGTGCCGGAGAGCACCTTCCAGCGGCGTCCGGTGATGGATTACAGCCCGCGGAGCGCGGCGTCGCTGGACTATCGGGCGTGGGTGTGGGAGTACCTGCGGGAAGGAGGCGTGAACGATGGCGAAGAAGTTTGAAATGGGCGACTACCTAAAGACACTGGCGCAGCCGGTGTCCAATTCGGACACCGGGCGAGAGCAGATTGAGTACATAGACGTGGATCTGCTGGACAAAGACCAGAACAACTTCTATCAGCTCAGTGATCTGGACGCACTGGCGGACAATATCGCCACCGTCGGCCTGCAGCAGCCTATTCGGGTGCGTGACGGCGAGAATGGCCATGTGGTGATCGTCTCCGGCCATCGGCGCACGGCGGCCATCCGCAAGCTGGTGGAGGAAGGACGGACGGATCTGCGGGAGGTGCCCTGTATCCGAGAACGGGGCGAGGCATCCCCGGCACTGCAGGAGCTGCGCCTGATCTATGCCAACAGCGCCACCCGGGATCTGAGCTTTGCAGAAATCTCCCAGCAGGCTGAGAAAGTGCGGGAGCTGCTGTACCAGCTGAAGGATGAGGGCTACGAGTTCCCCGGACGCATGCGGGATCATGTGGCCGAGGCCTGTAAGATCAGCAAGAGCAAGCTGGCGCGGCTGGATGTTATCCGGAAGGGCTTGGCTCCGGACATCCGGAAGGCCTACTGGGACGGCCCCCAGAGTAAGAGTTTAAGCGAGGATGCGGCCTATAATCTGGCCCGCTTGCCGGTGGCCATCCAACGGGAGGTGGTGGATGCGTATCGCGGCCAGGCCACAAGCGACAGTGGCCTGAAATATCTCTACGCAAGCACGGTGGAGGCTGTGACTAAGGCCGTAAACAAAATCATTATCGAGAAGGTTAAGTGCCCCGACGGCGCGCCGTGCTCGCACAAGGATGCGCAGGTCGCCCATACCATCAAGGTGAAGGTCAAGAGCCGCTGGTCGGACTGCGGGTGTGAGTATGGCTGCTGCGCGAAGTGCAACTCGTTGCAAAGCTGCAAATCTGTGTGTCCGAATTTGATCGGCAAGCAGAAGGAGCTGAAGGCCGCCGCCAAGTCGGAGCGGCAGCGGGAGGCGGCTGAAAAAGAAGCGCGGCAGCGGCCGGACATAGAGCGCGTCGGCGCCATTTGGCAGAGGTTCGGCACCCTGCGCGAACGGGCAGGCCTGACGCCGAGGCAGTATTTTGAGAAAATCGACTGCCCATATAGCGGGCTTATTGAGAGGGCGGAGTCTCTCGAAGCCGGCTGCGAGAAAATCGAGCCAAATGAAGGACTTCCGTTTGGCTACAACGTTGGCCTGTCCCATATCAATCGATGGGTGGCTGCGGCGGATGCGCTGGGCTGCAGCGTGGACTATCTGATGATGCGAACCAACGAGCCGCGAATGGCGGACGAGGTGGCCGCAGAGCCGAGGACTTGTGACGGCCAAACCTCACTTGCCGCATGGATGCCGGGCGGGACGACGCCGGCAGCCCCCTGCGATGCGGTGGCAGACTTTAAGTTGGGCGCCGATGACGGCAGGGTCATTCGGATGACTTGTCGCTGGGACGGCAAGACCTTCCTGTTTAAGAAGGGGAAGGAGCCCATCGACGCGGACGTGGTGCGGTGGCTGGCGCTGCCGGAGGTGGAGGAGAAAAGCGATGATTAAGTGTGAGCGTATCGGTAGGGAAATGACTATTGAAGTTGATGGTGCTGTACAGCAGGTTGCAGCGGATTGCTGCGAAGTCATTTCTGCGATTTACAGGAAAGTTCCCTCTCCAACAAGGGAACTATTTAAGGCGTGCGTGCTTATGGCTGTGACTCACGAAGAGTCTCCTATGTGGCGGCTCGATAGGCGCGAAGACTCCGTGACATTCTGCTCATCTAAAGATGAGCTTGCGCGGCAGATGGCGGAGCTGCAGCACAAGGGGCGCTCTGAGGGGGGGGCAGCAGCGTGACGAGAGTTGACTTGACAAAGGCGCAATGCGCCGAGCTGGCGAACTACCTGCGAGGCGTCCTAAATAACGGCATGGGCGCAGGCAGCTTTGACAAGATCGAAATGCTGGTGCTGGCCCGTCGCGCCCTGATGACCGCTGAGGAGCTGCCGGAGGTATCTGTTCCTCCGATACCCCCCCCCTGAGCCTGCAAACCCCGCCGCGCCGTCCACTATTTCCCGGAGCGGTGCGGCGGAAGCGGCGGAGTTCAAGCGCCAGACGCTGGCGAGGTTGGAGGCTTATCGCCGGACAGATGGCCTCACCAGCTTTACGCCTCTGGCGGAGCTGTGTGATGAAGTGGATGGCAAAGCTGTCACCCCGGAGATGCTGGGCAGAATGCTGGGTCGGGAGAGGTTTCCGGTGACGGTCTGGCGGGCGGTAGCCGCTGCGTTGGACAAGATGGAGCGGAAGAAAGGAGTGGATGAGGATGGTAAAGACGACTGATCTGGTGGCTGATCTGAAGGTATGTTTGCGTGGCGAATGTTCGGCTTGCGGTCACGAGTGTGGCAACGCCGACTGCCTGGACCGCATTATGGAGGACGCCGCCGACAAGATCGAGGAGCTGGTGGCCCGCTGTGCCCGGTATGCCGAGGAGATCGCGGTGCTGCGGGAGAAGGTGAATACATGACCAGAAAAAGGTACGTTAAGCTGCTGATGGCCTGCGGTTTCCCGCGGAACGATTGCCAGGAAGCGGCTCAGGCCGTGAGGGTGACTGAATGCTCTTATCAGGACGATATGAAGGACTGGCTGAGGGTGTTCCGGCGTCGGAGAGTATTCAAGCAGACGAATGAAGGTCTTGAGGAACTTTCTCGGTGCATCGACATCTTGCAACAAGCGCTGGGGGTGGAGTGATGGAACGACTGACAAATAAGCGCGAAGCTGACGCGCAAAGAGAAGGGTACGAGCGCCGCCTTGCAAACGGGTATCAGCGGAGTATCCCAGTAGAGCGGTTTCTGCGCCTCGCTGCCTACGAGGACAGCGGGTGTGCGCCGGAGGAAGTTCTGCCGAAGGATAAGGCGGACGAGATCGCGCTGAATCTTATGCGGCTTGCTGATTTGGAAAGTCTTTGCAGCTATGACCGACTGCGCGAGCTGGCGGAAGCCGACAAGGACGAGCGCGTGGTGGTGCTACCTTGCAAGGTGGGCGATATAGTGTGGGCGAATCTTGACGAGATGCGGCACACCCGCAAATGCGTGATAGAATTTGTGAACATTGGAAGCCGCGTTACGACCATTGTATTTTCTACAGTAGATGGATTAAGAGAACAGTATGGGGTCAACCCTATCTCATTCGGCAAGACGGTTTTCCTGACACGCGAGGAGGCGGAGAAAGCATTGGAGGCGATGGTTGATGGTTAAAGTGTTCTGTGATATGTGCGGGCGCGAGATTGACTACGAGGTTGACGGCGTGAATCTGGATTTCAATCACTATGGCGTTGTGAATTTTAAGACACCATTTTCTGCGGAGAAACAACTGTGCCTCTCCTGCGCGGCCAGAGTCTGCAACTTTGTGGAGAGCGGAGCAAGGGAAGAGGAGGACGAGCATGCGTGACGAAGATCTGTTGGCCGCGCTGCGGCAACTGAAGGTAGAGACCGGGAGTCTGGTGTGTGTGGGCTGCGGCTATGAGCATAACTGCGGCATCCATGGGTGCGCAATTCTGCGAAAAACGATCGCATGGTTGGAGCGGAAGCTGGCGGAGGACAAGAGCCGCAGCGTGATGGAGTATCGGGATGGGTACTAAGGTGAACCCGCGGCGGGTGCCTCGGACGCAGAGAGATGTGGACGCCGCTTTTGACCGAGGTGTCGCAGAGGGTTTGAACCGGGGCGTCGAACTGATGCTCTATGTCCTCATCGACAAGCACGCCGCACCCATGGACGACGTGCAGCATCTGGCCCGAGAGTTGAACCATGCCGCCGAGTGCGTAGCTGGCGGCTATATTACCTGGCCGGACATCCGGCGGATGCTGAAAGAATACGACGTAGAGGTGGAATTGGTATGATACTGAAACCTGATGATCGACCCGCTGCGGTTTTGCGGAAATACTTGGACACGTCCGGGGCAAGTATCCCGCCTGATGTGTACCGAGCAATATCGCTCAGCATCGCATTGCTGGAGGTACGTGAACTGTTGGCGGAGGAGTCTGCATGATAGAGGGTAGCGGACGCTGGCTCTGCGTCCGTCAGAGAGCAGGGCCTCTTGTAAAAGAGCAGCGTGCTGTCAGGCCGCGGCTCAGTCAGTACGACAGCCCGTATGAGCGGGCGGAGAAAAATAAGATCCTCCGCCCGCCGCGAGACTCCGGCGTCTGCCGGACGCGGATGGACAGGCTGGAGCTGCTGCTGGCGCTGTTCGGCTTCGACGGATGGAGTTATACGCTGACCTTTGATGATGAGCATCTTCCGGACAGTTTTGGCGAGGTGCGCCTGCGATGGCGGCGGCTGCTTTATCAGCTGAAGAAGCACCACGGCGGCGTGACGCCTGACTACGTGTACCTGATCGAGGGCCGGCACGGCGATCATCGGTATCATGTGCACCTAACGGCGCGGTACAGTGATTTCCCTCCGCTGGTTATGGAGGATCTTTGGACGCAGGGGTACATCACGAGGTCACAGCCGCTTTTGCTGGGCGGCTTCGACTCGTATCGGCGCACGGCGAGGTATTACTGCAAGGAACACAGTGACGGTATCATTATTCCCATCGATGCGCGGACGTGGGTAGCCTCCAGGAGCTTGTCCCAGCAACTCCCGCAGCCGGAATACTTCCGGTCGGATACGGGCCGGATCGACATCCCCGAAAATTGCCGTAGCTGCGGGCGTTATACCGTGGACAATGGTTTTGGTCATTATCAGTATGGCTGGTATATTGAGCAGGATCCGCTGCATCCTACGGTGGTCGAAGACCATAGAATGCCGTCCCGCGGCGGGCTCGGTCAGTACTAAATAGTAAATGTAACTTGTGATATAGTTGAACAAATCACCAAAGGAGGAAAAAGTGTTGCGAACAAGTGCAGAACATGATACACTACCCGTAGGGACACACGGGTGGGTGACCTGCCCGAGGTGCCGACGCAATCATAGGCTGCTGCGTGTCGATGATGACACAGCGGCCGACCGGCTGCCGGTGTGTTGCCGGACGTGCAAAACGGAGATCATCCTGCATATCGAACGAGGCCAGAGCGTTAAACGCCAGAGCCCATGAACGAGTACCACACGTTGGTGCTGTGTCATGGACTCTGGCGTTTTTGTTTTGCCGTGAGGTGATAGCCACGAGCCGGAGCGCCAGGTCCTGGCATGGAGGGTGTATGGGCATTTCTGACGGGCGCTTGGCTGCGCTCAGGGCGCTGCTGGACGGCGGCAACGAGCATGAGTTTTATTCCTGGCCTGAGTGGCGTGCACTACGGCGCGACGTTCTGAAGCTGGACAACCAAGAGTGCCAGGAGTGCAAACGGCGTGGCCGGTACGCGAAGGCGGTGATCGTCCACCACGTGCAGCATCTGCGCGACAGGCCTGATCTGGCCCTGTCCGTCTACGAAGGAGAGCGGCGGCAGCTGGAGTCTGTGTGCAAGAGCTGCCACGAGGCGCTGCACCCGGAGAGCCAGCGGCAATATGCGCCTGGCGCACCGCCGTTGACGGCCGAGCGGTGGGATTGATACCCCCCCCAGAAAAACGGCCTGCGGCCTCTGCTCGCTACTCGGGCGGGTCCAGGACAAAGCAGCGATTTCCGCGTCTGCGCGTCGCCGCGTGGCGCGCAGACGCGAGGATCGCCAGGCAATTTTGACAAATCTGCGGTTTTGCGGGGCAGGTGTGCTCCGGACATACTCTTTTCCTCTTCTTCCGGGGTGGGCGGCTTGTCCGCCCGTCCCGCAAAGCCGCAGAGGAACGTCGCGGGCTGGCCAGCCGAAGGCCTGCGCTGGATGCGCGGGGTGTTGGCGTAGGCTGGCTGGCCTGAGGCGGACGCGGTGTCCAAGTCGGGCACGGGAGGTAACTTTATGCGAATCGAGAACAGGCCGCTGGTGGAGCTGACGCCGTATCGCGCCAATGCCAAGAGGCATGACGCCGTGCAGGTGGCTAACGTGGCGGAGAGCATCCGCCAGTTTGGCTTTGTGTAGCCGGTCGTGGTAGACCGAGACGGCGTGATCGTCATCGGGCACTGCCGCGCCCTGGCGGCGGAGAAGCTGGGCATGGTTGAGGTGCCCTGCGTCTGCGTCGATGATCTGACGCCGGAGCAGGTGAACGCCCTGCGTCTTGTGGACAACAAGACCAATGAGAGCCCGTGGGATCTCGACCTGCTGGCCGCCGAGCTGCCGGAGCTGGATCTGTCGGCGTTTGATTTCGAGTGGGGCGAGTTGCCCGGCGCGGGATTTGACATCGGCTCCCCCGCTGCCTGCGCTGCCGCTGTTTCTGAAAATCCTTTAAGCGGCGAAGATCTCGACTACCAGTCCTTTATTGAGAAATTCATACCAAAGAAAACGACAGACGACTGCTACACGCCGGAGAATGTCTACGCGGTGGTTAAGGATTGGGCCGTTGATCGTTATGGCTTGTCTGGCGCGGAGGTGCTGCGCCCGTTCTATCCGGGTGGCGATTATAAGGCGGTGACCTATGACGAAAATGCCGTTGTTATAGATAACCCGCCCTTCTCGATTATCTCCGAGATCTGCGACTGGTACATGCAAAATGGCGTCCGATTCTTTTTGTTTGCCCCGGCTCTTACGCTCCTGGGCATTGGTCGAGGAAGCCTGAACTATGTTGCCTGCGGAGCCCCTGTCGTATTCGAGAACGGCGCAAATATAAAAATCTCCTTCGTGACGAACATGGGAGATTTCGCGGTGGAATCCGCTCCTGATCTTCGAGGACTCCTTGAGGCTGCAAACGACGAAAACTTGAGAGCAGCCCGAAAAGATCTCCCGGTGTATTCCTATCCGGCGAACGTCTTGACCGGCACAATGGTGCAATACTTTTCCTCGCATGGTGTGGATTTCAGAGTTTCCCGCGCCCACCTGTCGTTTATTCGGTCTTTGGATTCTCAGCGCGAGAAAGGCAAGGGGCTCTTTGGTGCTGGCTTCTTGATTTCGGAGAAAGCGGCGGCAGAGAAGGCGGCGGCAGAGAAAGCGGCAGCAGAAAAAGCGGCGGCAGAGAAAGCGGCAGTAGAGAAGTGGCAGCTCTCTGATCGGGAAAAAGCCATCGTTGCTTCTCTTGGCTGAAGGAAGGAGGTGCTTCAAGTTGCCCCAGTTTAGAGAATTTGACCGAAAGCAATTTGAAAGCCTGTGCGGCATGCAGTGCTCTGTGGAGGAGCTGTGCGGTTGGTTTGGCTGTGATGAGGCAGCTCTAAATACTTGGTGCGTGGCCACCTACGGTGAGGACTTCCGGAGCGCGTTTGACCGGCTGGCTATGATGGGGCGCATCGTTCTGCGCCGCGACCAGGTCGCCGCAGCGAAGAAGAATGTGTCCATGGCGCGGCATCTGGAAGCGCAGCGGGCGGGCCATGACGCACCCCCGCAGAAGCGGAAGAACTACCGCCTGACGGACGCCTATAAGGAGCTTCGGCAGTCGATGCTGCAGAACCTGATCGACAGAGATCTTGACGGCGACGTGTACCGGGACAAGGTGCAGGAGTATATGGACTTTTGGGTGCGGCGGCAGGAGCTGCGGGACGACATCGCCCGGCGCGGGCTGACTGTCACGGATGACCGGGGGCGGCTGATGGAGAACCGCAGCGTGTCGCTGGAGATCCAGGTGTCCCGGCAGATGCTGGCGATTTTCTCCACCCTGGGCTTCAAGGAGGACGCGTTGGCTTCCGGCCAGCGGGACGATGACGATGAGCTGTGACATTCCGGTTGAGGTACTGCGGTACATCGAGCTGGTGGAGGCGGACACGCCTCGTGCCTGCCCGGAGCAGCACGCCTTGGCGTCGCTGATCCGCCGCGTGTTTGCCGAGGAGGATCTCCGGGTGGACACGGATCAGCTACGCCGGTATCTGAGTCTGTTGAAGTATTTCCCTTACGACCGGCTTTTCCCTTGGGAGGAATTCCTGCTGGCATTGTGGGATTGCACGTATCGGGTCGACGGCCAGCCCAGGTGGAAGAAGCTGCTGTGTATGGTGGGCCGCGGCGCGGGCAAGGACGGCTTCATCGCGTTTGACGCTGCGTGTGCGCTGTCGCCCTATAACCCGGTGAAGAAGTACAACGTGGACGTGTGCGCCAACAACGAGGAGCAGGCGGTGACGCCGGTAAAGGATCTCTCGGACGTGCTGGAGTCTCCCAGATGGGAGGCGAAGCTCGGCAAGCACTACTACCACACCAAGGAGATGGTGCAGGGCCTGAAGAACAAAGGCATAATGAAGGGCCGCACCAACAACCCGAAGGGCCGGGACGGTATGCGCTCCGGCAAGGTGATCTTTAACGAGGTCCATGCCTATGAGAACTACAACAACTACAAGGTTTTTGTCACCGGCCTGGGAAAGGTGGCCCAGCCCCGCATCGGAATGTTCACCTCTAACGGTGATGTGTCGGACGGGCCGCTGGACGACTTTCTGGCGCAGGGGCGCAGGATCTTGTTTGAGGGTGAGGATGACGGCGGATTCCTGCCGTTCATCTGCTGCCTGGAAAACCGGGAGCAGGTGCATGACCCGGAAAACTGGTACATGGCTAACCCATCCCTGGCGTACTCGCCGCCCCTCCAGCAGGAAGTAGCGGACGAGTACAAGGACTGGTTGGAGCACCCGGAGCAGAACGGAGACTTCCTGACGAAGCGGATGGGCATCCGCGCCGGGCAGCTGGAGATCAGCGTGACGGACTACGCCAAGGTTAAGGCCACCAACCGGCCTCTGCCGGAGCTGCGGAGCAAGTCCTGCGTGGCGGGCATCGACTACGCAGAGATCAGCGACTGGGCCAGCGTGAACCTGCACTTCCGCATCGGAGCGCAGCGCTTCGACATCAATCATTCCTGGGTGTGTCTGCAAAGCAAGACCCTGCACCGGGTGGTCGCGCCCTGGCGGGCGTGGGCCGAGGCGGGGCATCTGACGGTGGTGGATGATGTGAGCATCGACCCAAAGCTCCTGGCGGGCTATCTGCTGGAGATGGGCCGGCGCTACAACATCGTGAAGCTGGCGATGGATCACTTCCGCTGGACACTGGTGGGCGACGCCATGCGCGCCATCGGCTTTGACGCCAAGGACAAGACGCGGGTAAAGCTGGTGCGGCCCAGCGACATCATGCAGGTAGATCCCGTGATCCAGGAATGCTTTGACCGGGAGTTGTTTACTTGGGGCGACAATCCGCCTCTGCGCTGGGGGGTGAACAATACCAAGAGAGTACGCAGCGGCCAACGTGCCGGTACGAATACAGGAAATTTCTACTACGCCAAGATCGAACCGAAGAGCCGGAAGACGGACCCGTTCATGGCTCTGGTGGCATCTATGACCGAGGAGGCGGTGCTTGGCACCGGCGAGCCGGTGAAGCTGCCGCCCATCGGCGCGATCCGGCTGTGAGGAGGTGGCAAATGGCCCTTAATTTTTGGAAATGGCTTGCCGGAGGCAAGGCGAGGTCTCCCACCACGGTGGAGATCGCTTGCCGGGAGCTGATGGCGGCCGCGCAGGAGTTCCAGCTGCGGGACATGAGCTTCTGGATTTGCGCGAACATGATCGCCAATGCCGTGGGGCGGTGCGAGTTCCGTACCTTCCGGGGTGGCAAAGAAATTCGGGAGCGCGAACATTACCTGTGGAATGTCGAGCCCAATGTAAACCAAAACTCCACGGCATTCCTGCATAAACTGGTGGCCAAGCTGCTGACGGACGGCGAAGCTCTGGTGATCAGCACCCGGCAGCGGGAGGGCTATGACGCCCTGGTAGTGGCGGACAGCTGGCTACCGAATGGCGACTATCCCAGCCGACAGAACGAGTACATCAACGTCCAGGTAGGCGACGTCAGCTATGAGAAGACGTTCCGGGAGCGGGAGGTGCTGCACCTCAAACTGAACCACATCAATGTAAAGCCGGTGCTGGACGGGTTGTACGGTGCGTACTGGCGTCTCATCAGCGCGGCCATGAAGCGGTATGAGTGGGACAAAGGGCAGCATTGGAAGGTTCATGTGGACCAGTTGGCCTCCGGCGCGGAGGATTTCACGGAGAACTTTACCCGCATGATCGAGCAGCAGGTGAAGACTTTCCTGGACTCCAACAGCGCGATCCTGCCGGAGTTCGACGGCTACGCCTATACCAATGAGGGTGGCAAGGCTAACGTGGAGCTGGCAGACATCCAGTCTCAGATGAAGGACGTGCTGGGTTTTACGGCCAAGGCGCTGCAGATCCCCGCCGTGCTGGTAGACGGCAGTATCCAAGGCACAGAGGACGCCCAGGGACGCTTCCTGACCGGCTGCATCGACCCCATCTGTGATCAGCTGCAGGAGGAGATCAACCGCAAGCGCTACGGCTATGACCGAATGCGTGCGGGCGACTATCTCCGAGTCGATACCAGTTCTATCCGGCACTTTGATATGTTTGCCAACGCGGCAAATGTGGAAAAGCTGGTGGGTTCTGGCGCATTTACGATCAACGACGTGCTGCGCTCGGCAGGGCTGCCGACGATCCCCGAGCCCTGGGCGGACGAGCACTACATGACCAAAAACATTGCCGCGCTGGGCGCGGAGACCACCGCCATGGGCGGCGCGGAAGGAGGCAACGGATGAAAGACAGACTTTGGGAGCTGAAGCAGGCAGCCGACGGCAGCGGGCTGGAGCTCTACATCTACGGCGACGTGGAGGGTCGGACGTTCGACTGGGAGAACTGGCGCTATGTTACGAGCGAGAACAGTGCCCAGCATTTCCGGGAGGAGCTGGCCAAGTACCCCGACGCGAAGCGCATCGACATCTACATCAACAGCTATGGCGGCGACGTGTTTGAAGGCACGGCCATCTACAACCAGCTGAAGCGCCACCAGGCGCGAAAGGTAGTGCACGTGGATGGGTTTGCCTGCTCCATCGCATCGGTGATTGCCATGGCTGGCGACGAGGTGATCATGCCGCGGAACACGCTGATGATGATCCACAATATGTGGGTGTGCGCCTGCGGAAACGCCGCGGAGCTGCGGAAGGCGGCGGACGACCTGGATGTAATCAACACGGCAGGCCGCCAGGCCTATCTGCAGAAGGCAGGCGACAAGCTGCCGGAAGACCAGCTGGCGGAGATGATGGACGCGGAGACCTGGCTGACAGCCGAGCGGTGCGTTGAGCTGGGCCTTGCAGACCGGCTGGCGGACGAGGACGCCGACATGAGCGGCGCGGCGGCCATCCTGCAGAAGGTCAACGCCAGCATGGAGCAGCGTCTGCAGTACCAAAAGGTTCTGGCCGCACAGCTGCGCGATCTGGCGAATGTGCCTGCGCCCGGCGCGACCCCCGAAGCGAATCCGCAGGGTAGCGGAAACCCTGATAAAAACAAAGTCCTCAGCCTGTTTGCCTGAGGCGCGAAAGGAGAACGATGATGAACAACAACGACATTCGCAGCCGCGAGGAACTGCGGCAGATGCTCCAGCAGTCCGCAGCTTCCGGAGACTCCCAGGCTTTCCTGGCCGCCTGGGACGAGATGAACCAGCGCATCGGCCTGGATCTGCGCGAGGAGTATGAACAGCGCATCCAGTCCCTCCAGCAGGAGCTGGACTCCCGCATTCTGGCCCAGCGTGGCGTGCATCAGCTGACCGCCGAGGAGCGCACCTACTACCAGCGGCTGGGCGAGGCCATGAAGTCTACCAACCCCCAGCAGGCTGTGACCGGCCTGGATCTGGCGCTGCCCAAGACGGTGATCGACTCCGTGTTTGAGGAGCTGCAGACGGCGCATCCTCTGCTGAGCCGCATCAACTTCCGGGCCACCGGCGGCGCGGTGGAGATCATGGTCAACACCAACGGCTACGAGGAAGCCGCTTGGGGAGACCTGTGCGACGACATCGTCAAGGAACTGACCGCGGGTATCAAGAAGATCCCCGCCACGCTGCTGAAACTGTCCGCGTTCCTGCCGGTGTGCAAGGCTATGCTGGAGCTTGGCCCTGAGTGGCTGGATAGCTTCGTGCGGCAGACCCTGTACGAGGCACTGAGCAACGGCCTGGAGGCCGGTATCGTCACCGGCGACGGCAACAAAAAGCCCATCGGCATGAACCGCCAGGTGGGCGACAACGTGGTCGTGACCGGCGGCGCGTACCCGGAGAAGGCGGCTATCAAGGTCACTGACCTGTCCCCGGCCACCGTGGGCAATCTGCTGTCCATTATGGCGGCTGACCCTAACGGCAAGCCTCGCCGTGTGCGGGACGTGATTTTCCTGGTCAATCCTCAGGACTACCTGCAGAAGGTCATGCCCGCCACCACGCTGATGTCTCCTGACGGTACGTATCGCAACGACGTGATGCCCTACCCCATGGACGTGATTCAGACGGCTGCGCTGCCCCGCGGCAAGGCCATCATGGGCATCGCCTATCGCTACCTGGCGATGGCGGGCACGTCTCCTGAGGGCCGCATCGAGTACAGCGACCACTACCGCTTCTTGGAGGATGAGCGCGTCTACCTGATCAAGGCCTATGCCAACGGTATGCCTCTGGACAACAACGCCTTCCAGGTGCTGGACATCTCCGGCATCCAGCCCGCCACCTACAAGGTGACGCAGGTGACCGCACCCACCCCGTCTAATGACGCCACGCTGAGCGCGCTGTCCATTGGCTCTCTGGCGCTGACGCCCGCCTTTGCCAAGGCCACCGTTAGCTACACCGCGACCACCACCAACGCTACCAACACCATCACCGCTGTGCCCTCTGACGCGGCCGCGGCTCTAAAGGTGACCGTGAACGACGTGGAGATCGACAACGGTACGGCGGCGACTTGGCAGACCGGCAGCAACACCGTGAAGGTTCTGGTGACTGCCCCCGACGGCGAAGCCACCAAGACCTACACGGTCACCGTCACCAAGTCCTGACATGGAGGGCGCGGTGAGCGCCGCGCTTTTGAAGGCCGTCAAGCTCTGGTGCAATATTACCTGGAGCGATGAGGCTACGGACACCAAGGTGTCCGACCTCATCGCCTCCGGGGAGGCCTACATTGACGGCAAGCTGGGCGCGGCGGGAGACTATGACGCTCCCGGAGAGCCGCTGACGCTACTGAAGGAATATGTCCGATACGGTCTGAGCGACGCGCTGGACGTGTTCGAGACGAACTACCTTAACCGGCTGCTGGCTATGCAGCACGAGAGGCAGGTGGCGCAGTATGCGGCAGATACCGTTTAGGCCGGACGACCGGCGGATCACGCAGTCCTATCGGGACGGCGTGGTGCGGATCTACACCGTGACCGACGCGGCGCAGCCGGGTTATCAGCCTAAGCCGGCGCTGACGCTGGCGGAGGCACTGTTTTACCAGGAGCGCCGGGTGGGTCTGCAGCGGTACTACTCCAGCAAGCAGGCGCAGGTACAGGTAGAGAGGGTGATCCGAACGCAGCTCCGCCCCGGCGTCAGTCCCCAGTGCGTGGCCATCACGGAAGACGGCGTGCAGTACGGTATCGATCTGGTACAGCAGGTGACAGACGCGTATCCTGCGTCCATGGATCTGACGCTGACCAGGATCGAGCAGAAATACGAGGTGTCTGATGGGTGACAAGATAGCGGTGTCCAATTCGGACACCGGCGCAACGCCGCTGTGGGCGCAGCGGGTCATCGCGGCGCATCTGGCTGTGACGGATGCCGTGAGCCACGGCGGACGGCTGCAATCCGACCGCTACCTGGTGTGGCAGGAGGACGGTGCAAACGACTTTGAGGCGGGCAGCGTTCACGCGGAGAAGGCTGTTACCGGCTCTACGGATCTGTTCACGAAGCAGGAATTCGACCCTTGGCGGGATGAGCTGGAGGCCGCCTTCGACGCGGCAGAGATCGTCTGGGGCCTAAACAGCTGCCAGTTCGAGGAAGAGACTGGCTTCTGGCACTACGAGTGGGATTGGGAGGTGTTTGCCTGATGGCTACGTTCCAGTTTGGCGGCATCGACAACTACATCAAGCAGCTGGATAAACTGTACGCCGTCACAAAGGATGCCATTATCGGTAAAACGGTCTACGCTGGGGCGGCGGTTGTGGCAAATCGTCTGAGAGCGGCTACTGAGGCTCTTCCGGAGGGGCGTGAAAATGAAACCATTTTCGGCGCAGTTACCCCGGCACAGAAGCGCGGCCTGCTGGAGGGCCTTGGTATCAGCCGCATGAGGGATGATGACGGCTTTGTCAACGTGAAGCTGGGCTTTGACGGTTATAACTCGGTGAAGACCAAGAAGTATCCTAATGGGCAGCCCAACGCCCTGATCGCCCGTGCCGTCAACAGCGGCACGACCTTCCGCAAAAAGACACGGTTTGTGGACAAGGCAGTGAGCACCAGCAAGAAGGCCGCTGAAGCGGCAATGGACGCGGCGTGCAACCGCGAGATCGAAAAGATCATGAAATAGGAGGTACTGCTATGAGTGCAGCAGGAAAGGTCTGTACGGGCTTCAGTATGCCCTACGTGGCTAAATATTCCAATGTCGGCAACGTGGTCACTTACAGCGGCGTAATGCAGCTGGCCCGAGGCGTCAGCGTGTCGCTGTCCCTGGACACCACGGACGACAATGTTTTCCACGCGGACAACGTGTCCGCAGAGACCGCAGCGGCCATCTTTACCGGCGGCACTGCCACGCTGACGGTGGACGGCCTTCTGGCCGCAGCGGAGAAGTTTATTCTGGGCCTGCCCGAGACCACCAAGGTCATGTCCGGCGGAGAGCAGGTAGATGTCTCTCACTACGGCGACGGCATGGAGATCCCCTACGTGGGCATCGGGTTCGTGGTGCGCTATCAGAGCGCTGGTGTGGTCACCTACGCGCCGGTGGTGCTGGCCAAGGCCCGCTTCCAGCAGCCCGGCCTGGACGCCGCCACGCAGGAGGAGAGCATCGATTGGCAGACCCAGGAGCTGACCGCCACGCTGATGCGGGACGACACCGCCAGCCACGACTGGAAACTGGTGGGCGCGGACCAATCCACCGAGGAGGCTGCCGTGGAGGTCCTGAAGGCCATCCTGGGCGGCGCTGCGTAAGGAGGCCGCCATGCAGGTACACGGCAGAGAAGTAGGCTTCCGCTTCACGGTGGGCGCGTCCGCCAAGATCTCCGACCTGTGCCCGGACGGCGACATCAGCCGCCTGGGCGAAGTGTTGGAGGGACAGTACGGCAAGGTGGCGCGAGACTCGGCGGCGATCATCGCCGCTCTGAGCGAGGGCTACGAGCAGGCGCTCGCCTTTGAGACTCCTGGCCATAGGGCTCAGCCCCTTACCGTGGAGGAGATCATGACCTTGCGGATGAGCGAGTTTACTGAGTTGCAGGCGGCAGCGCTGGCGGCTTGGTCGGAGGACAGCAAGCCCACAGTGGAGGTCGAGCCCGCAAAAAAAGAGGGCGGCAAGGCGCGGAAGTCCAGCTAAACCTTGCCTGGCTACTGTTTTACGGGCGGAAGCTGAATATGAGGAGGCAGGAGATCATGTGCACACGATACGGTGAAATGCTGGACATGATCGCCTGCCTTGCCATATACAACGGCGCGAAAGCTAAAAAGAAACAGAAACACTGGACATTCGACGCGGCCATGAAGGTGAGGTGATGAGATGGCTGTTAATATCGGGCCGAAGATCGGCGTAGATGGTGAGCGGGAATACCGAAACCAAATTAACCAGATCATCCAACAGTCCAAGACGCTGGAGAGTCAGATGAAACTGGTGGCGTCGCAGTTCACAGCCACCACGTCGGCGGAGGAGAAGACCGCCAAGACGGCGGCGGTGCTGACGAAGCAGATTGACACCCAGCGGGAGCGGGTGAAGCTGCTGGCGGAGCAGACCGGCAAGGCTGCCGCCAAATACGGCGAAGCTGACAGCCGCACGCAGAAGTGGCAGCAGGCTCTGAACGAGGCGCAGGCGTCGCTGAACGAGATGCAGAACAAGCTGCGGGAAGCGACCGAGGGTGTGAGTGACTTCGGTGATGAGATGGATGAGAGCAGCGACTCCGTGCTTTCGTTCGGTGATGTGGTTAAGGCGAATGTTCTGGCGGACCTTGTCGTTGAGGGGTTCAGAAAGATGGTAGACGCGGCTAAGCAGTTTGCTGCCGGAATGATCGATGCTGCGGCGGAGGTCAAGGCGACAAATGCACAGTTTGAGCAGACGTTTGGCGATCTTTCTAAACAAGCGAAGACTCAACTGGGCGAGATCGGCGACGCTGCGGGAATTCTCCCTACGAGATTGAAATCGGCGTATACGCAGCTCTACGCATATGCCCGGTCCAGCGGAATGGAGAGCGCGGCAGCGCTTAAATTCGCCACCGATGCGACATATGCGGCAGCGGATGCAGCGGCTTACTATGACCGAAGCCTTGAGGAGGCAACGGAGCAGGTGCTGGCATACACAAAGGGCAATTTTGCCAACGACGCAGCATTAGGTTTTGCCAGCACAGAGGCTACACGAAATGCGCAGGCGATGGCCAGCTTGGGTAAGGAGTACAAGGATCTCGATGTTACTGCGGGTGAAACTACACAGGTGCTTCTTGACCAGATCGTGGCATCGCAGAAACTGTCCGGTGCGTTCGGACAGGCGAGTCGTGAAATGGACGGGTGGGAGAATGTCACGGGAAACGCGAAAGAAGCGTGGAAGCAGTTTCAGGCTGCGGTCGGCGCACCGTTTCTTGAGGCCATTACGCCCATCGTTCAAGAGCTGACCGCTGCATTTATGGAGTGGCAGGAAAGCGTGGACTGGAACAGCTTCGCAAAGGGCGTGAGCGATTTTATTTCCGGGATCATTAAGCACGGAGATAAGATACTGTCCCTTGTTGCAGGTATTGGCGCTGGCTTTGTAACGTGGAATGTGGCGTCTTTGATCAGTGGTGTCGTTAGTGCCATACAGGCATTTCGCAAAGCAAATGAGGGTGCGACGATCGCACAGGCGGCGTTGAACACTGTGGCCGCTGCGAACCCGTTTGTGCTCTTGGCGACACTTGCTGCCGGTCTTGTCACCGCAATCATCACGCTATGGAACACGAACGAGGATTTCAGAAATGGGGTAATAGCTGCTTGGGAGAGCATTAAATCCTGGGTTTCGGGCGCGATCGCGGACATCGGAGCGTGGTTTGTTCAGGCTGGAGCGGACATCACGGCTTTGTGGGAAAGCGTTACAACCTGGATAGCTAATGCTGCAGCAGATGTCGTTTCATGGTTCAAGCAGGCCGGGGAAGACATTAAGACCTTTTTTGTCAATCTGGGCGCAGCTATTGCGGAGAAGGCGAAAAACATCGCCGATGCAGTAAAAAGCGGCGCTCAGGCGGCCATCAACTGGCTGAAGGAACTTCCTGGCCGCGCCCTTACCCTGGGCATTAACATTGTAAAAGGCATTTTTAACGGCATTAAAAATGCTACGCAGTGGCTTTTCAATAAGTTAAGAGGCTGGGTCGACGATGTGGTCGGTTATGTGCTGCAACTCTTTGGCATCAACTCTCCATCCAGGGTTTTCGCCGACGAAGTCGGCAAGTTCATCCCGCCCGGCATCACGCTGGGCGTGGAGCAAGCCATGCCCAGGGCTATGCGGGGCATGGGAGCACAGTTGAGTGCGCTGTCCGCCATCCCCATGCCCGGCAGCACCACGACTAATCTGGGCGGCGTCAATATCGTAGTGTACGGTGCACAGGGGCAGGACGTGAGCGAGCTGGCCGACATCGTCATGGCCCGGATGCAGAGTGCGGTGGAACGCAGAGAGGCGGTGTTCGCATGATCTACTGGGCCGGAAGATCTTCCGATGATGTCCACGTGATCGTGGAACGCTACCCATCCGTGACGCTTGCCGGGCGGAAGCTGGACACGCAGGCCGTGCCCGGCCGGAACGGCGACCTGCTCTTTGAACAGAACGCCTATCAGAACTACATCCAGGCCTACGAGGTATACATGAGCGCCGAGCGCATCCGGCTGCCCCGCGCGATGCGAGAGGTGGCCAACTGGCTGTGCGGGCCATCTGGCTATCAGAAGCTGGAGGACGATTACGACGTAGAGACGTACCGACGGGCGTATTTTGCCGGGCCGCTGGACGTGGAGAGCATCATGCACCGGTTCGGCAGGGCGACTATTGAGTTCAGCTGCCAGCCGCAGCGCTTTCTGCGCGCCGGCGATCAGACGGTGGAGCTGTCGCAGGGCAAGACGTTGCTGAACCCCACAGCATTCACGGCGCTACCGCTGATCACCGTTACTGGCACGGGCGCAGGTACGCTGACGGTGGGAGATGTGACCGTGACCATCAACAGTATGCCAAGGGGCATCGTTGTGCTCGACTCGGACACGCAGAACGCCTACTACGGCGCGTTTAACCTGAACAGCACTATTTCCGCGCCGGAGTTTCCCACGCTGCCGGCCGGGGAAAGTCCCGTCCGATGGACGGGCGGTATCACGAGCGTAAAGATCAAACCAAGGTGGTGGACGCTATGAAACCTATTTTGTATGACGCGGGCCGTACCAGCTTTAATGACAACGGCCTGGGCATCCTGGCGGATGCTATCTCCTGCAAGGTGACGCAGGAGCTGAACGGGCAGTTTGAACTGGAGATGCGCTACCCTGTGGAAGGCGTCCACTACGGCGAGATCGCGCTGCGATCTATCCTGCGGGCATCGGCGAGCCCTGATGCCGTCCAGCAACCCTTCCGGATCTACCGGATCACGCCTGCCATGGGCGGCGTGGCCACGATCTATGCCCGCCACGTGGCCTACGATCTGGGAGGGTATGTGGTCGCTCCCTTTACTGCGGCGGACGCACCGGCCGCAATGGCGGGCATCAAAAGCCATGCGCTGCCGGCAGGTATGCCCTTTACGCTGGCCACGGACAAGACTACCGTGGCCACCATGAGCGTGACAGTGCCCAGCAGCGCCTGGGCACTACTGGGAGGGCAGCAGGGCAGCCTGTTGGACGTCTACGGTGGCGAGTACGAATTTGACGGCTGGACGGTGCGCCTGCTGGTGCGCCGCGGCGCAGACAGAGGCGTATCCGTGAGGTATGGCAAGAACCTGACGGATCTGACTCAGGACGCCAACTGCGCCAACTGCTACACCGGCGTTGTGCCGTACTGGCGAGGCGGCGATGTCACTGTCACGGCCGCACCGGTGTACGCTGAAGGCGACTACGGCTTCACAAAACTCATGCCGCTGGACCTGTCCTCCAGCTTTGAAGATCAGCCTACGGAGGCGCAGCTGCGCGCCGAGGGCGCGGCCTACATCCAACGAAACCAGATCGGCATCCCTACGGTGAGCTGGGACGTAAAGCTGGCCCTGCTGTCCCAGGCATCCGGCTACGAAGATGTGGCGTTCCTGGAGCAGATCTATCTGGGCGATACAGTGGGCGTCTATTTCCAGCGCCTGGGCGTGGACGCCAAGGCACGAGCGAACAAGATCGTGTGGGATTGCCTGCTTGAGCGCTACGACAGCGTGGCGCTTGGCAATGTCAAGGCCAATATTGCAGCCACTATCGCAGGACAGCAGCAACAGATCGACGCCAAGCCCTCCGTCTCTATGGTGGAGAAGATCTCCGCCAACTTGGCGGCGGCGATCATGGGCGCAAAGGGCGGCTCAGTTCGCCTCCTGGATACGGACAACGACGGACTGCCGGATGAGCTGTATGTCGCAGACGATCCAGATCCGGCCAAGGCCAAGAAGGTGTGGCGGATGAATTACATGGGGCTGGCCGCCAGCCAGAGCGGCTACAACGGGCCGTTTGTTCTGGGCGCTACTATTGCCGGCGAGATCCAGGCGTGGATGATCACGGCGGCTCACCTGGTGGCCGGGACTATTTCCAGCGAGCAGGGCAACTTCTTCGTCAATCTGGACGGAGGCACGATAGACACTTCCGCGCAGGGCGCTACGTATTCTACCAGCGACTACACGCAGGCGGATCAGGCGCGAGTGAATGCAATCATTCTTGGGACGGTCGAGCCTACGCTGGCGGACTACGAGAAGCTGGACATTAATGGTGACGGCCATATTGGGCCGACGGATCAGGTGCAGATCGCGCAGATTCTGGCCGGCACGAGAACGGTCAACTTCACCACAAACTGGCGGCTGCGTATCGATCCCGCGGATGGAGACAATCTGCTGAAAATTTACCGTGTGTACCACAACAACCTCACCGGCGTCGATACCGAGAACATCGTCCTCTCTGTCGGCTTTGCCAACGTGAAAGCGAACTCCGTGGAGACGACCAATGTCACTGCCACCGGCACGGTGAAGGGCGGTAGCGGCGATTTTGGAGCGCTGACGGTAAACGGGCAGACCGTGACGCCTTCCGAGGAAAAGATCATCGGATACGCGGTCTATGCGGCTGGCAACAGCGGTGCAAAGGCAAGCTGCTTCATCCCTGCCGGCTATGCGGGAACGTACCAGTGTTCCTCTGACGACTGGTACTGTACGTTTGAATTTGACGGAGCTGGAACGGCAACAAAGACGGGCGGCGGTGGGAGCATCACCAACACCGTACCTGTTTACAACAGCTAAGGAGGTATTGGCGTGAATGTAAATCAAAATGTTTCCCTCAACCTGACGGCGGACGGAATTCCGCCTCGTCTGCACATGGTCCAGGGAGACAGTAATACCCGCACCATCGTAGCCTCTCTCTGGGACGACAGCCAACCCTACGACGTGCCAGCTTCTGCGGCGGTCATGATGCGCTTCCGGAAGCCTGACGGCACGGGTGGTTTATACGATGTCACCGAGGGCGGCGCGAAGATCTCCGTATCTGGAAATGTCGTCACCGTCCCTGTGGCGACCCAGTTGCTCGCTGTCGCCGGCGTCGTGTTCGCGCAGGTGGACGTCTACGGCGCAGCGACTGGAGCTGCAGCTGAAAAACTGGCCACGTTCCGACTTGCAATCGAGGTCGCACCCAGCGTATACCCGGACGCACCTATCATCTCCAGTGATTACTTCAACATTCTGACGGCTAAGGTTGCGGAGGCGGTCGCGGCTGCCGACCGGGCGGAGCAGGCGACCGTGTACACGCCCACCATCGGCAGCAACGGAAACTGGTATGTATGGGATCAGGCTGCCGGTAAATATGTCGATAGCGGCGTATCGGCACAGCAAGGCCCGAAGGGTGACAAGGGCGACAAGGGCGACACCGGTGCGACCGGAGAGCGCGGGACGGGCTGGTGGGAGACCACTGCCAGCACACCGCAGAGCGGCGCGGCCTCGTCAATGTCTACGATCTATGCCGCATACAAGGTGGGCGA